CCATAATATAATCTTTTCTATCTATTGCCTCATCCAAAGATTGCTTAACATATTTATCATCTTGTACTGTTACTTGGGGGTACACATAATAAGGTCCATTCCCATCAACAGACATTCTATGTGTTTCTATCATACCTTTATTATCAGTAGGCATTGGGTAGTTTTGAGGATTAAGAAACCTATCTACCCATTTTACATTGGAGTTCCTGAGAATTAGATTCTCGAGATTGTCCTCCATCAAACCATTACGCCTACCTGCCATTGGTATTCCTTAAATATCGCCAGTCGAGGTCGCTACTCCAGGAAAAGCTCTAGCAAATTGTTGCTCTACTTTTCTTCTGAAGTTAGGATCAGACTTGTATTCTGGACTTGCTACCAATTCATAGAGTTCATCTCTACTTGGCATACCATCCATATCTACAGTTGCTGTCGGTATTTGTTGCTCACCATAGTATCTTCTTAGTTTGTTAATCATATTGATACCATTAGCTGTAGCCCCTGCAACTTTAAATTCTTCAAAATCATCCTCTGACCAAACACCTTTAGCTACTAATCCTTGTGCCCACTGTCTCATACCATTGATAATCTGTGGAGCATTAGGTCCTAGCTTTGCTGTTTCTTCTTCTATGTTAATAGAACTTGCTTGTTCTTGAACTTCGGCTAACTCTCTAAACTTACCAACAAGTTTATCAAACGCTTCTTGTGTTGGTTTATTCTCGTTTGCCCAATCAACAAATTCTTTAGCCAATGGATCTTCGTCAACATCAATACCATCAAAAGCAGATAAATCATATTCTGCTGGTGCTTTGTGTTTACCCATTGAGAATTGTTTTTGTAGTTCTTTGTAAGAATTGTTCAGATCTTCTACCTTTACTCCATCTTCTGGATCCCAGAACTTATCCTCTAAGTATTCTGGTTTAACCAATGCCTCTTTGGCTACTGGCTCTGGATCAGGCTGATCTTCTACAAGATGTGGTATCTCTACTTCAGTAGGATCAATTTCTTTTTCCTCTTCTGAAGCAGGTGTCGCATCCGCCATTAAACCATCTTGTAATATTTCTTTTTCGTCATTCATTTTTTCGCCCTCGCTATTCTCATTTGAATTTCTCTAATTATACTATTCTGACCTTCTCGTGCATAACCAAAACTTGTTTCACTACCAGGAATCCAAGTCGGTTGTGCTAACGTTTTACTAATGAGAAACTCTAAAACCTTTTGACCTTCTTCGGTCTCAAATGTTCTAGCAAAAGATTTATCAATAGAATACTGGTCATCTAGTATGTTCATAGGGGTTTCATCTAAAACCTCTATGCCATCCCACCCATTTCTGCTCATGCACTAACCTCATCAGCCATTGCACTTGCTGGTTCTTGCATAGGTGGTCCTTCAGGACTTGGCTGACCTTGTGGTCCCATGCCCTGACCTTGCATAGCCATCTGCATACTTTGCTGTATGATAGCCTGCTTTTCTTGTGGTGTTGTTCTCAGTGATGATGGGATACCCAACTTATCACCAATATAAGTAGCAATAAGATCTGGTTTCATCTCTGCAATACCACCAGGTCCTAACGAACCTGCTATTTGTACGAACTGCATTATTTCATTTATCTCCTCTAAGTTCTGTGCTTTAGCTAGTGGACTGATTGGTACTACCTTAACTTCTAGTCCATTAACCTTCAATGGTAATTGTATTAATCCTTTCTTATCCATGATGGATAATACTCTGGTTACAATAGGAACCATTGTTTCTGTAATCAATCTACCAAATGCAGAACCCATATTTTGTGCTAGTTCTTTCATTCTTTCTACAATCTCAGTAGCAGAACGAGCTGACATATTGTCAGGTGGTAATGTATCATCCAACAATGTTTTCTTAATATTCATTCTTAGATCGTTAATAACAATTTGTGATACATTGAAATCACCAGAACGTGGTAATGGTGCTAGTGATGCACCTTGCGGTCCACCATTCCTAGCAACTGGTATAATAGAACCAGGTGTAATTCTGATGTTTGATGGATTGATAACACCATCATCTGCCGCTGTGTATACTCCAGCACAAGCGATAGACGCATTCTTGAGTAGTAGCTCTAATGTTTTGTTT